AAAGTCGCAACGGGGAGGAGAAACATCCATCTCCTCTGTGGGGGTCACCACCCCCCACGTGCAGCCTGAAAGGTTAATCAGGCTTGCACCCACGCGAGTTTTATGCCAACGGCTCGCGGCCGTCCACTCCGTGATAAATGGCTTATGTCATACTGAGAAATCTCAGGATGCATAAGACATTTAGTGAGAGCAGGGACTTCATCTAAAGGCGAGTGTGGAATTCTCGCCTGGACAATGAAGCCACGCACCTCAAATCGATGTAGAACCTTGTTCCACCGATGAATTTCAGGTGGTCGAGGTCCTACACGACCTAAAAGAGGTGATCGGTCCGATACATAAGGAAAGTGACCCTTTAATAGGGCACTTATCCAAGTATCGAGACGGTCGACAGTATCCAACCAGCCTGCCTCGCAAAGCAGGTTCCGGAAAGATACTAACGACACGAGCTCTCTAGCGGAGCGCAGCGTGGAAGGAAGAGACTCACGAGATTTGACTATTGACACGTCAAATCCGGCGAAGTATTCCTTCCCACAAGACTCTCTGAACGATCCAGTCCAGAAAGACTTGTGCCTATTGACCTTGAAACCAAATGTTTCAAGTATGTAGGACACTGCAACAGCCTTGTTTGCAGGGATAATGATATCATCCCCGTAAACGCGCACCGAGCCAACTAGCTTCTTAATAGAAGCTAAAGTTGGAGACGGCGATGTGCCTAAACAGCCCAAGATAGCCAACGATGTAAAAATCATTGACTCAATGGGAAATGTTAAGGCAGAGCCCATCGACGCAAACTTCATCAAGGTAATAACCTTGCCTGAAGGTAACTGGCACTTAGTAGATCTGCACGTCTGAATGGCTTCCAAGAAATTTGGATAGTCACCAAACAGCTCTTCTACTAACCAGTTGGCAACGCGGTCACTAGCCTCGCTCAAATCGAGAGTTGCTAGTGACCCATCTCTACTTCCTTTTTCTGCCAGGCGCTGATTCAGCGTCTGATCAGTAAAGGATACGAGAGATCCTGCTAGAGAGTTTGACTCAATAGCAGGCACGAGTGCAGCGGAAATCGCCTGCTGTAAATATTGCATTACAGTAGGCTCTTCTGCTATCAATCGCGGTGTTGTCTGCGTCTTAGGAACGGGAACCAATTTAGTCGGTATCTCGTCCTCGGGCTCAATCCACGTAATGCCCTGGTCCTCACATGCAAAACGCATGTTTGGTAAAGCGTATTCCCGGTAAGGGAATAGGTAATCAAGTCGGCTATACCAGTAAGGCATAGTCCACTTATAGTTACCGCGGCGATTATCAGCCGTCGCTCCGGGGCCATGTCTAGGAACCAGTTCACCAGTGTAAACCATGCGGTCAACACTGATAAGAGCTGGACCGAAAACGACACGGATGATCCTTCTGAGAGTAGCCGCGTACGATGCGAAAATTCGCTCGCCGCGGCTGTCTCTAAGAGGATCGATTACGTGGCCATCTACCTCGACGTAGTTGTCGATTGCCTGCTCGATTAAATCGGGCGAACAAAGGCTCTTCTCTTTCGAGAAGAGGAGGCAAAGCTGCCTCACACCCTTTGCGGCAATCGCTGCTCTGCGATCTAATTGATCGCGAGGCAACAACTCCGGCTCGTCAAGGATAATAACTTGACGATCCTCACCGTCGAGCACCGTCCTCTCCGACGTAAACAGCATGTCCAGGAACCCACCAAATAATTTGGGCGTTCCCAGGTGCGTTTTTCCTGAGGAATCTCTAAGCTTTCGCCTAGAGAATCCAATAAACGCATCTGAAGGGATCCTGCCTTCTTCTAGAGATCTTAAAAAATCTCTATGGAATGCAGGGAGGGCTATCGTTAAAAACGATTCCCCCTCAGCTGTTATTCGCCGTTCGACAAAGTTCTTGTCGAACGAGGTGCTAGCTGAGCATTCTCTCCCGATTTCATCAAGGAGAGAAAACCAGATCTCGCTTCGGCTTTTCATTCCCACCTCCAAAAGGGGGCTAAGGAATCCGAAGTGATGCTTTGCGTTACCCAGGAGTTCTGCCTACGAGGATGCGAAAGTCCTCAGGCAATTCTCCCTTACGACTCATGATTCACCAACTTCGTCTGGTTGCCAGCAATGGCTAGCCAGTCGATCAACCCTTTAAGGTTGTAGGTGATCTCAGTTACTGAGAAACCCTGTGGTGGGGTATCCAGTACGAGATACGTCGACATCGAATACGGCCTGTTCGTGCTAGGCACGAGCGGATCCGCCGATGTCTTCGTAACGTTGAGTCGTACCGTTGACCGATATCTGCGTGACAGAGCATGTTGAATGCTCATGTCGAGACCATCGGCGACGCTCTGAAAAGCGCCGTCATAGTCCCCAGATCCAACGCGTGCCAAACTCTTGGCAACGGCGTTGATGGTCACCGATTGTGGATCAGCAAACATCACGAGACTTCCTGGTGATCGGCCAAATGGCCGGCTAAGCGAGGGCCGGATGACCCTCGCTAAGACGCTCGACTAATGCCGAGCGCCGCCAGAATGGAAAGTCTAAACGGGTTAAAACCCGTCCAAGACAATCCAAAACCGAAGGGAGTGGCTTGTACCCTTTGTCGACAGCGGTATTCTACCCTGTCGAACAAAGTCACGGGATACCATGATAGTCCGTCACGAAACTGTAGATTGAGTGTAAACTCTTTCACAGTTCGTGTATCGGACATCACGTACCCGTGTGGCATGACTAATCCGTCAAGATAGAATGCACTCAAATTACGAGTGACATCTCTAGCATTGACGAACCAGTCTACAAGCCAGGACCACGGTGTTAACTGCCACAACGTATCAGGTCCCGGAACAAGGCCATAGGCCCTGTCCAGTTCTCTGATACGTCTACCAAAAGCGCTCGATGGAACGTAGTACCTAAAGGTACCCTCGAACCACGTGCTATTTTCGGTAGTTGTGACAGTTTGCAACGTTCCAAACTGTTCTTGCTGACCATTCGGCGACAATCCTCCTGTAGGAGGATATGCCGGCGAATTGGTCGTAGTAGCAAGGCTGATAGACTTCACTTTTGGGAAGTCATATCTGCGTCTGATAAGACGATTGCGATCGCGTAAAAACTGATCAATAATTTGATCATAATTACGCACAGCTCGAATGAAACTCTTACCATCTGAGATGGTTGGAGACCATTCGAATTGCTGATTGAGGTACTCCTTTCCGATGTTACCCTCTCCCTTTCCAGGGAGAGATGGTAATCCATCGTGGAGGAGTTCCCCGAGCGCAGTTGCCATATCAGCAGTTGGATTGGTAGGTGCTACTCTGGCAATGGCTTTCGTCCCTAAAAGGACCAAGTCACTATCAGAGTAAACACTAGGACACAAACCCTTAAACCAAGCTAAATCGGTTGAAGGCTTTGCGAGTTTTCTTCCAACAATGGAAGAAACTTCATTAGAAGCATATAGTCGTCCGTGATAGTCCTGAATTTCATTCAGTCCTGTTCCGAACGTCCAATACGCTCTAATGTCCTGGCCACTAGACGAGTCGACTTTAACGTCGTACTTCGTCCATGGCCCACCAATGTCCATCCCCGAAGGATAGGAGGTTCGGTACCTCCATTCCGGGTGGTTGTATGACAGCATGTACTCGAACGAGCTACAAGCATCCACGGTGCTTGAGCTGTGCGAGTGCACGAGACCTGACTGGATATTCCAGTACAGGTAATCGTACGACAAAGCTGAGTGGCCCTGTTGCCGCTGCTTAATAACCTGGATAGGGGCGGAATAACTCCGCCTCTTCCGAGGTTTTGGCAGCGGAACTAGGGCTCCCTCAGACCAGTCTGTACGACCTGTCATAGGACCCAACCATCCCTTCGGTAGAGAAGTCCGAGCCGAAACTCAGCTCTGGTGCTTTGGCTAAGCACCGCGGGGGGCCGTGAGGC